ATTTTTGAAAAGAGAGCTAAACACGTAGATTCCAACGCTGCGTGAGTGCAGTTAGAACAAACTTCAAATTCAACTCCTCGTATAAGAAGATATCATAAGTAAAATACTATAGGTGGTAAAAAAAGTGCACCAAAAACGGCTATTGGTGTAAAAAAAGTGCACCAAAACCGTAAAAAAGTGCACCAAACCCGTAAAGAAAGTGCACCAAAGGGTAAAAAAAGTGCACCAATGTGTGGATAACTTTGTAGAGGCAAATAAGGGTCAAAAAAGAGAGTTTAGGCAGTCAGACGAGCGTACATTTTCTTCCAGTCACTAGGGCTAATTTCTTGGCCATTCACAATGGCAGGAGGGCACGAAGGAGAGTCCTTAGATGATGAGCTTTGGGGAGTAGTTTTAATGGGCTGCGGAGAAGGTAGATCACACTGTTTTTGTGTGATTTTTTCATATTCGAGAGAGGAAGGTACAAAGAGAATGACAGCACTATTTCGAGGAGTTTTAGGAGATGTATATTTAACAAAACCGAGGTCTTGAAGGCGCTTTATATCGTTTTTCAGTCCCCGGAGAGAGCCACCTACTTGGTTCTGTAAGTGAGCCTGACTCAACACAAAAGATGCAGGGCAATACTGATGATAGAAGAAAGAAAACAGGTATAAAAGCAGGTACCGTTGCCGAGTGCTGACTCGTTCATTTTGGTAAAGTTCTCTTAAATAGTTAACCAGAGCCCAGGGCATTCTGAGCATCCTTGTCGATTTTATAGGAGGACTGGTGGGGTAGTAGTTAGTAGGTTGCATGAAGGCTCCAGCACCTATCGTTAACAGCTTGCAGTCCAACAGTATCTTCCGGGTTTTTAAAAAAGTGGGCTTAGTAACAGAACAGGAGACCATGAAATACTGCGCGGGGAAAGTGATGGAGTCACTTTTTTCCCTCTTACACAAATACCTGATAAGGGTATAAAGCTCCCACGCTCCTAGAGTGATAGTAGGTATTTTTGCTCTTAACTCTGCGTAAGTTACTTCATAGCTTTGATAAGGTGCCACTCTTATAACTTCCTTAAGAGATGAGGCTTGTATAAATTCTTCGTTCTGGTATGATTCCATCCACTTTAGTCCTGCTGATTTGATTCCATTCACTTTAGTCCTACTGAAGTACTGGGGGGGGGCAGTTCCGTGAAGTCTAACTGCTCTTCCTAAATCCTCTCCATCATACCTTCATCACTAAAAAGATCAAATATTTCGCCCTGTAGTACCTTTTTGCACCGGACTCTCCGTTTAAGTATCATGATATTTTGAATTACGAAAGTAGCAGTGTGGATTATTACAATCACTTGCGCGAGATGATCGATGTACCTCTTCAGAGCTTTGGCGATCTATCTATTAATAATAGAGCCAGGACGTATCAACTTTTTCTCGCAGATAATCCAGCTCATCTGGACGATATACTGGTTGAGCCCGCAACCGGTATGAACGCTTTCCGTGACTTTCTCTTAGATAATCTCCTCGGATTTTGTAATATAACCACAACTGATGATCTGGTTTTCATACAAGCCGCCTTCTTCGCTATGTGTGAACACTCTCTTTTCGATACTGTAAGTGATGATTATGAACGAACAAAAGAAGACCTTACTTCAGGAACGTAGAGTTGGCTGTGGGGGGACGGATGTCAGTGCTATAATGGGCCTTAACCCCTGGCGTTCGGCATTAGACTGTTACCTCGAAAAACTCGGAAAAGAAAGCAAACAAGCAGCCTCACTAGAAAAAGCAGCACTCAAATTAGAATGCGGAAATAGACTAGAACCCATAGTGATCGACATCTTTGAAGACCGCACCAAACTCAAAGTTCAACGCAATGTTCCCTGTATTTATCACTCGAAGTACCCGTATATGCTCGGTCATGTAGACGGGTTAATAGGTGACGATGCAGTCTTTGAAGCCAAAACAGCAGGGCTAAATGCGCTCTTATCAAAAACTTGGGGGAACGGCGGGAGCGGCAAATACGCAGAAAAAGACGCAATTCCTCTACACTATTGGATGCAGATACAATATTATTTAATGCTCTCGAATAGAAAAGAAGCTTATTTAGCAGTGCTCCTAGGAGGTGTTGATGATTTTCGGGTATATCGTTTTGAGCGCGACTTTGCTATTGGTGTACGGATGCGTCAAGCGGTAAAAAAGTTCTGGACACATAATATAGAGAAAAAAATACCTCCGCCGGCAGTTAGTGCTGTCGATGCTAATCAGATTTATCGCTCTCACTCTGGCGACTATAGAGAATCAACCGAAGCTATCAGCCGCATACTAATCAAGAATAAAAGTCTCAGAAAACAGCTCCGAACTATATTTAGCCAAAAAGAAATACTCGACGGGAAGATTACAGACTTCATTGGCGACTCTGAAGGAATTAAACAAGGCAAATTAACTCTAGCAACGTGGAAGAAGGCAAAAAATGGCAAAAGAATCTTGCGACTCTATTAATTTACAACAAAAGAAGTTAAAAGTTATGTCGCTCATATCCGGCATCGCTAAAAAAGGGAAGAATACTCATCAATCATATAATTATATCGCTGTGGATGACGTTATAAATGCGTTCAGAACGGCCTTTATAAAAACCGGAGTGGCCTTTCACTCGACCATAGCAAAATGGCATCAAGTTGGTAGCGCACTCGTATTAGATGTAGAGATGAAACTTATAAATGCGGATAATCCATCAGAGAGTGAGGTTTTTTCACAAGTAGGTCTGAGCACTAGACTAGATGATACTTCAGTGGGTAAAGCATTAGCGTATGCCGTGAAAAACGGGCTCCTTAAATTATTTCTAATCCCGGGCGGACGCGGCGAAGACGTAGAGTACTACGATAATAAACCTGCCGAAAAGAATTATAAATCGGCATTCGTGGAGGCTCCGGCGCCTGTGTCAGATGACGATGTAAGAGTCATCGTGGAAGAGCTGAACGAGGCCGAAAATCTGCCTGAGCTCCAGGAACTTTGGGCGTTGACTAAAGATACGTATGCGCGTGAAGCTTGTAAGAAAGCATATCCAATATATATGAAATTAAAAACCGAATTCAGCGCGGCGAAATAAAATCTAATACGGCGTCATTATAGATGAATCCTTTAAGGGCTGGACTCGGCTTCAAGGGCAACATCCTTGTTACGTACGCTTGTCCTATAAGCATCATCGCGTCGGCACAGTGCGAAGATTTGTCGTGAGCCGGTTTACCTTCCCCACCAGCCGGGTTAATGGTCGCGTGGTACTGCATTAAATGGTCTATTATGGGTTGGCACTTGGGCTTATTGAAATACATTAAATCAAAAATACCTCGGAGCACATCAATTGCATGGATTTTAGATTTGGGTTTTGGAACCACCTGCATAGAAATACCAAGTTCTCGTGCGCGTTGGAGTCGGGTTTCTCCTGAACTGTACTCCTGGACTTTAATATCGTGGGGTGCGAAGTTCTTCCCAAGTACACAATTATGACGCTCTTGAAATCGGCGGACATAATTTATGTAATGCTCCATACCCAATCGAGTATTTTGATAATAATCAATTATGAAGATGTTCTTCTCATCAAACGCGACAAATATTAAAGCGGTCGGGTCCTTGGTACCTAAATCCCAAAAAACGTATATAGGAGATCGCGGAAACGGAATTGGCTTAATCATATTATTCTTTCGAGAGCGTGCTAAATATTTCGCAAAATACGCAGTCTCTAACCCCGACGACCAGCTACAGAAAAATTCCTGCTGAATTAATTCAATACTCATTCCGGCCTCAAACGCTTCTTGAACATCTTGCGGCGAAACCACACTTTTCCCTGAACGTATAGAATACACAGTTGTAGCAGCAGTGTCCGTACTCGTAAACCAGTTCGGGTTGTTTTTAACTTGTTCATATAACTTGAACGCATGATTGTGACCTCGTGGTGTCGTGTTTAGTATAACCCAGCCCTGATTCTCTGTAATGATAGGAAGTAAATATGTGTAGGCATGACTTGTTTGGAGAGCAAACTCACTAAATACAAGTCCTACTGGATTGGTACCCATTGCATGGTTGTAATTGGCAGCACCTATTAGTTGGATAATCGATTTATTGATGAGGTGGATTCGCATTTCGGTATTGTTGATTTTCTCGATGAGCCTGTCGGGTATGTAATCTAAAAAGCTAATACCTTCGCGCCCAATACCTAACCAAATTGCTTTTCGACCCTGGCGGGCCGTGGGGAATAAATAATAGTAAGTGCCTTTTCTCTGAAGCGCCTTTAAAAACATGATGATCCAACAGCTTAGATCTTTACCAGCTCGGCGGTGAGCTACGATAAAAGCACGGCGACACGGGTTCTTTTCCTTCATGAACGCATGAATCAAATTCTGCTGATAAGGACGTGCCTTAAAATTAATCGGTAGAGATTTTACTCTTAACATCTTTGCTTAATAAATTCTGCGTGAGTAGCTTGAGGATATCAGTCGAGGCGTCAGATGCCAAATATACGGAGACGACCATCGTCAGGTAGGTCTGGAATTCATCAATATACCTAATAGGTAAGCCGGAGGCTTCTAACGCTCCGATTATGATTAAGCCAGCGGTCATTACTGATAGTTTTGTCATGAGTTTAAGAATACTCTCATCTTAAAAGT